TGTCGCGACGCAAAATCCGCTATATCCGCCACTCACCGGCGTCGCTGGACGCAATATCTGCACCACATGATTGGTCAGCACGCACTGCACCGGCAGTAGCGGCCGCTGCGCGCAAATGAAATATGTCCCGCTCGCGCCAACCAGATAATCGCCGGGCCGCGTGTAGGACGCGTCGAACACGCCCCACCAGATCGGCCGCCCGAATCCCGCAACGCTGCGGAACCGCTCATCCTCCGCATTGAATGAAGCGCACAGCTTGATCACCCGGTTGCGGCTGCTGAGAGGATTGGTCGCCCCGTCAGGCCGATACACAATGAACGGCGTTCCCAGCTTGCGAGCCGCAACACCCATGCCCTTGCTGATCTTGTCCTGCAGTGCTGTCCCGTCCATCACACTACCCAGGACAGGCCAGGAGCGTTCAACCCGTCACCAGTCGGCACGCCGAAGAAGGCACACAGCCGGCGGCTCCAAATATCCAGCAGCCGCATCCGGTCCGCCACCTCATTGGCATTATGTGTCCACGCCCCAGCCGCCTCACTATCCAAATTGTCGCTGGAGGAAGGTACCGCCAATTCAAGCTGCGTGAGAATGGCAAGGTAATTCCCCACAACAATCTCCTCATCAGGCGAAAGATTGTTCATGCGGTATTCCAGCGCGCCATAAGCGGTATAAAACCGCCACCCCATATTTCCCGAGGGCGACGCGCCGTAAGCAGGATACCCGCAGAACCGCCGGATATCCGTCTTCTGCTGGTCCGTAAGCATCCCGCCCCCAGCAATGAAGTAAAAGACCCTCTTCCGCCCTTGCGGGAGAGGGAGGGTGAGGGCGCGCGCCAGGTATCAACAGCGCCACCGCCAATCCCGGCCAGCCCTCACCCCAGATGTTCGATCATCACTGCCCGCTTGAAACTCGCATTCGTCGCCGTCGGCACCGTCAGGCTCGTCGTCGTGGTATCGGAAGGCGCGCAGAACCCGCCGATCCAATACCAGGATTGCGCAATGATCTGCTGCAGCCTGTCGATCGGCTCGCGCGTCACCATGCAAACGCCATCGACCATGGACACCAGCGAGTTCGCAGGCGCCACATCATCGCTCGCCATGCCAGCGAAGTCCCCCTCCACCAGCGCCCCCTGGCCAACCAGGATCGGCCGCCTGATATACGCCCCGGCAATGGTCGGATGCGCCTGCACATAGGATTCGTTGGTCAACACGAAGCGCAGCCCAAGGAACTCGTTGACCACGCCCTGGCCCGGCTTGAACACCTCGTTCGCCGACGTCAGACCAATGAACAGCTTCTGGAAATCGGCATCGGCAAAAAGCTGCCTGGCGCTGATCGGGTCCAGATAGCAATTATAGGCGCCCTCGATGTCAGGCACGGCATTCAGCCGCAGATTGGCCACGCCATCCAGAATGTTGGTCATGGACAATGTATCGCCGGCCTGAAGCTGCGTCGCGTTGGTGCGCCCGTTCGGCCGCAGGATCAGCGACGCCGTCGCCGCCTGAACGCTATTGAACGCCGTGGCATCACTGACCGAGACATTGCCCGAAAAACTCAACACCCCTGACAGGCCGCCAGGTGTGATCGATACATTCGTCGTATCCACCGCCACGCCCGTCAGCGTATAAATGTCCGATCCCACCGTCACGGCCAGCGGATTGCTGGCTGTCACCGTCTGCTGCACGCCGTTCACGAACGCGGTCTGAAACCCGCGCACATCGTCCACGGCCACATTAGGTCCCGCGCTACCCAGGGTCACACGCACGAACGTGTTGCCGGCAAAATACGCGCCGAACAGCGCATTGCGCGCCAGATCATCCAGGCTGCGCGCCGCCTGCTCGCCATTCACATAGGCATTCTGCAAGAACACGCTGGCAATCGCCACCCGGCTCGTCACCATGTTCAAATCCATGGTCGCCGCATAATGGTTCAGCGTAATGGTGAATTGCTCGACGTTCCAGCTGCCCGAGGTCAGGCCATTGTCGAGGTTGGTGTTGGTGTTGGCGGCAAGCGGCGTGGTCACCGCCGGGCGCAGCCCCGCCCGGGTCTTCGTCAAGGTTTCGCCTATGCCAACGGCAAACTCCTCGCGGTCCGCACAGGCCCGGTAGCCGATCCTGGAACGCAGTGCCTGCTGGAACTCGCGCTCCAGAAACCCTTGCTGTATGATTGGCTGCAGCGCCAGCGGAAAGTTCGATACCGTCATTCAAGCCCCCAAAATTGCCGCACGTAACGCAAATCTCGCTGGGGCCTGGAGGCCCCAGACCCCCAAACCTCAGCGCCGGCGCAGCAGCTCGGCCCTGGCCAGCCGCCACTCGTCGAGACTCATTTCCGTCGCCAGCTTTCGCCGTGCCGGCGCGGCCGTCGGCACCACAGCGGCACTGCTCGAGTTCACCGCCCCGAACAGCCACGGCTTATCGCGCCGAAGCTTGGCAATAACCTCGGCAGCGCCATCGAACTCGCCATCCTGGCCAGCCGGCAAGGCAGCCGGATCAATCAGCTTCAAACCATCCAAATCCACCATGCCGGCACGTATGGCCTCTGCCTTCAGCTCCCCTTGCACGAGCCGCGCGCTGGCTTGCGCCTGCACCTGTGCCAATTGCCGCTCCAGCGCCTCCGCACGGGCCCGCAGTGCCGTCAGCTCGCTGTCATCCGCAGCCACCCCCGTGCCGTCGCTCATCCGCCCCCCTCAGCCTTGATGCGTGCCAGTTCCGCCTGCCTATCCTCAATGCCGTAGCGCGGCCCCAGGGTCTTCAGCGCCGTCTCCCGCGAAATCAGCTCGGCGGAAACCAGCGCGTTCACCGTCTCCGCCACCCGTTGCCGATCCAGCGCATCGTCAGGATACCATTCCGGCCAGCGCAAACTCAGTTGCGCACCGGCATCGAGCGACGCCACCGTCTCGCCCAAAATGGACAGCGGAAACACGTGCGAAGCCCGCAATATCATGCGCGCCAGGCGCAACAGCCCGTCGCCATAGCTGATGCGCAAATTGTCCGCGAGCCAGATCAGCCCAAGGTTCATCAGCTCGATGGCGCGGCCGCTCGAAGGTGTGGTCAGCCGGCTCGCATCCACCCGGTTGCCATGCACGCTCTCCAGTGCAAACTCGCGCAGGATACGCACATAATCGATCACCGCCTGGCTTGCGGTGCCACCAATCTCCAGCAGTTTCGCGTCGCCTTTTTCACTCACGACGAGCGCGTTCGAAGCGCCCCTTACCATCGTTCCATCGAGCCCCGCCGGCTCGCGGATCAGCAACGTCGGGTCGCTGCTATATTTCAGCCCCCTGCCTGCCTGGCTCAGTTGATAGTCAATCTCGATTCCCGTCTCGACAGCCGCCCGAAACGTGCAGGCGCCGTCGATCCCCTTGCCGCCGGCGAGATTGCGTATCCACACGATCGGCACAAAGCCGAGGCGGTGCGCCGCACTTCTCTCGTCGTCGCGCAACAGCGGCGCGTCGCTCCCCACCCGCCCAGGCAGAAACCAGCTTTCATCCGTTGCGTCCCAGACACGAACAAACCAGTACATGGCGTCCGGATCATCAATGTCGTAGCCCTGTAGAGCAAGGTCATGGCCCGTAACCTTGGCCCGCTCCGTCACCCGCAGCAACGTATCAGGCGCCTGCGGGTCCCACACCGGCGTCAGAAACTCGGTGTCCAGCACCGTCACGAACACGCGCCCGCGCATGATGCGCAACTGCAGCGCTACCGAGCCCACGCTGCCGCGCAGCCCCGCTTCCGTCATCACCCCATTCAGCCCGGCGTCGCGAACCAAATTGGCCAGAGCGTTCCTGACCGTTGCGTCCGCGCACTCGATATCCGGAAAATGCCCGTCGCTGAACAGCAAAGCCACGCTGTCCTCCACGACCACGCGCGCCATGGCATAGCGCACCGACGGCCGCCGGTGCCGAAGCGGAATATACTCGCCGGACGCCGTCCGCTCCTGATGGAACTCATATGGCAGCACGTCGTACAGCGTCCCATCAAGCACGCGCCGCAGCACCCCAAGCATCCAGGCGCGCTCAGGAAAATCCCCGTCCCGAGGCACAAGGTCGCAAATCGTGCTGAACACAAGGAACCTCTTCCAACACACTGAAAGCACGACTCCTCTACCGCGCTTGCGGGAGAGGAAGGGGCCAAGTCCGGCAGGACAGGGAAGGTGAGGGTACTCACCCAGGAGCCAAGATCGCCGTCCGCCCGCCGCTATCGGGCGAACCCATCTACCTGTCGAACAGCTCCACCCGCGCATACCGCGCCGGCGGCTTCACCTCCAGCAGCATCGCAAACGCCCGCGACAGCGCATCCACCTGGTCATCCTTCGCGCCATTGGGAAACGCGGCGATTTCGTCAAGGAAGGCGGCGTTCCAGGCGGCTCTGCGCATGCTCACCGTGCCGCCCGCCACCTGCGATGCCACCGGCATGGCCCGCACCGACTTCGCCCCCGTCTCCGGGCTGGCCATCACCTGATACCCGGCCAGGGCCTGTGTCAGGAACATGATTTGCGACCGTCCGGCCTGCCCGGGATCCTGCGGCAAACCGACGGCCACGGGCACGCCATCCATGTTCGCCGCCGCACAGATTGCCGCCACCACCGCCTCCGGTCCGGCGCGCAGCCTGATCACATCGTCAATGCAAAACAGCCCGCCTTCGCTGCGCAACAGCTTCAACCCGACCGTCCAGTCCGGATCGCGGCCGGGCGCATCCGTCGCCGCCAGATCCCAGGCCCGCACCGCCACCCCCACCGGCACGACATCGACCGCGCGAATATTACGAGGATCGAATATCTGGCCGGCCTGCTGCAGCGGCGCCTGCTGAAACAAGGCCGAAAACTGCCGCTCGCCAACCAGCGCCTTTTTCTCCAGCAAGGCCGCGCGGTCTTCCCACTCCGGCCACAGCGCCTCGCCAGGCGCGCGCCCCAGCGGATCGCCAGGCTCCGCCAGCGCAGGCAGGCGCAACGTCGTCCACCCGCCTTGCTCCAGCAGCCGTCCTGCCAGGTCGTCCACATGCCAGCGCGTCATCACCAGCACGATCCGTCCCGCCGGCTTCAGTCGCGTCACCAGGTCGGACCCGAACCAATCCCACAGGCGCTCGCGTGCACTGAAACTTTCAGCGTCGGCCACCGACCGGACCGGATCGTCGATCAGCGCCAGATCAGCCCGGCGTCCGGTCACCGCGCCATGCACGCCCACGGTAAAATATTCGCCGCCGCGCTCGGTCAAAAACCCCGCCGCCGCCCGCGCGTCGCCACGCACACGCACTTGCAAACGCCCGGCATGCTCATCGATCAGCCCGCGAACCGCACGGCCGAAATGCTCGCTCAGGCGCGCGGTATGCGAAACCGCGATCACCGCGCTGCGCGGGTGCTGTGCAAACCACCACGCCGGGAAAATCCGGCTGGCATACGTGCTCTTTGCCGAGCCTGGCGGCAGCAGCAGCATCAGCCGACGCGTCCGTCCCGATGACACATCCGCCAGCGCCTCCAGCATCATCAGATGATGCTGTGCCGGCGCCTGCCGCGTCGCCGCCAAGGCAATGCGTGCCCAGTCGGTAAGGCTAGTCCGCAGGCTCTCCCGACGCGTAGTCTCCCTCCGCTCCCAGACGTTCGCAGAACTCATGCAGGTCTTCATCCTCGACGTCGGCGATGCTCCGAGGCAGCCGCGCTACCGAAGCCTTGGGATGGATGTAAGGTGCGGCGACCTTGGCCAGGGCCACCGCCCCATCCCAGTCATCCGCGTCCCATTTGCGCAGCATGGTCTGGACAAGGACGTCCAGCGGCGAAGGCCGTCGCTCTGCCATCTGCCGCTCCTGGCGTATAGGAAACGTCCCGCCACCGCGCCGGCGCAAACGCGCACGGACGGTGGCTGGACCTCGACATGTAAGGAAAACCCGATGCAGCACGCTGCGGCAACCTGCGCGCAAACCGCCATCGTTGATAAACTTGTAGCGAAAGTTGGGGCATCTGGGCAAGCAAAAAAGAACAAGGGAAGAACATTTTTTCTTCTGCTCGCCCTCTCCTGCTGTGGCGATCGCGAAATTCTCTTCTCCGGCCCGGTCAGGCCGCTCTCAGGCACCTGTGATCCGCCGGCGACGGCGGCGCTCACCATCCGCCACCACGCCATCCTTTTCGCCCCGGATACCGGCACGCTCGCCCTGCAGGGCACGATCGACCCTTCGGGCCATATCACCGCCGCTCTCACCCTGCCTGGCGCCGACCGCGCCCCCTACCATCTGACCTTGGACGCATCGCGCAATGCCGGCACCATAACCGGCACCTATGCCACCCCCCGTTGCCGCTACGCCGTCACCCTCACCCGCTCCGAGAACTGACCAGCCGGCGCCCGCCGGCTGGCGCGCGCCGATTGATCGCGCCCACTGCGGCCACCAGCATGTCGATCCCCTGGCCATGCCAGCGCTGCACCGCCTTGTGGTCCGCGCCG